GGCAACTTCCTTAATTTCCTCACTCGCCGCTTCATACAACTTATCAAATATATCCAATCCCATAAATTGAGCAAGTAAATCCTTTCTATCAGATTGTGATTTATCAATGAATAGGGCGTTGTTTCCTTGTAAAGATAGTGCAGTCATTACGAAATCCTCATACCTTCCTACATATCCTTCAATGACTTGGTTGGTATCCCTTCTCTCAGTCCCATTAAGTGATTCGGTTATCCCATCCACATTTCTCCAAAACTGAACATCTACTTTAACGTTCTTTCCTTTATTAATGATTCTCGCTTCTCTCCTTATAGAGTATTCTACTCCTTCAACCTGAAAATCTAATTGACAATGGAAGTCCGCTTTCCGATTATTCATTATATTTGCCGCTTTGAATGCTCTACTACATTTGTCAAACAAGCAAAATGAGATTGCATCAAATAGAGATGATTTTCCGGCTGCATTTGGTGCGAATAATCCCATCAATCCATTTACCTTGTCAAAATTGATTACGTTATCTTCACCATAAGAGAACATATTGGAGAACTCAAATCTTACCGGCTTCCATTGTATGTTTCTTGCGATATCATCCAATACAATCCTACTATTAATTTCTTTGTTTAAGGATTGTATTCCTGCTATATCTTCGGCAGTTGCAAACGGCATCATTCTTCCGATATAATCCGTAATTAGGGAGTTTTGATAATTTACATCGGTAATATCTTCTAATTCTAATTGGTTATCTCTATCACCTGTCTTTTTCTTTTGTAAACTATCGGTTTTAATTACAGTGAAATCTTCTACACCGTATTTCATTTTGATTTCGGTGATTGCCCTTTTAGTATCTGCCGCATCAGTTTCAGAAAATCTTACCCTAAGCCTTGGATAAGTAGGTAAATCAGTAACGTCAGGAACAACTCCTGCGATAATATCCATGGTATAATAACCATAATCGTTTTTAATATCAACTTCTTCATATGTTAATGTTTCTAAATCCCAAACTAAAAACCCATGTTTATCAAGAGTTTCTCCAAAATTTTGTTGCACCAACGAACCTGCATAAACACACTTACATCCTTTAGGGGAGATTAGTTCTTGTCTTTTGTGGATATCACCTAATAGGGCTAAATCGTAACCATCAAACATATCGGTTGTGAAGTGTCTTGATGATACTACATAACCAATATCGGTTTGTGAGTGGTCCACAGGTCCGTGAAATAGTGCAATCTTTTTGTTTCCAAATAGAGTATCGGCTTTTGGCCAATTATCTTTGTTATCAAATATACTGAATACTGCAAAATCAACGTCTCCGATTGCGTAAACTTGAGTATCTCTTAAATAATGTAGGTTTGGTAATTTTAATGCTTCTACAATTGGGGTAAGTACATCCAATCGGTCCGAATTATTCATATTACAGTCATGATTACCAGCAATAAGAATAGTTTCACAATGGTTTGTACACTCGGTTAATAACCAACTTATTTCTTTTAATAATTCAGGTGACATTTCTAATTTAGCATGTGCAATATCACCTGCCAAATAAATAATAGAATCTTCCGTACCTCTATTACGAATTTCCTCAAACATTTTTTCAAATACATCTCTAAATTCTTTGTGCCTTTTTACATTACGAATATGAATATCCGCTATGTGGTAAATTCTTTTTAATCTACTCATATATTATTCAACTTTGCTAACACCAAATCATCCCAGCTGGTTTCTTTGGCGGATTTTAATAATTCATTTACTTTTTGGAATCCCATCTCACCCGCATCTTTATCGGTTGGTATAATATTCCTAACTTTGATTCCATTCTTTTGAAACCATTCAGTATGTTTAGTGGAATCTTCTACGGCATCAGAATCTAACATAATTGTTACATCCTTAACACCCTTTTCCATAATTTTATTTTTGAGTTTGCTGAGTAAGAACTTGCCCAACAACGGAATTACATTTCTTTTGACTGAGAAGGAATCAAACACCCCTTCAACTAATGTTATTGGTTCGTTCCAATTAATCATATTGTCAAATACAATTACATCTCTACTAATTGGTGGGTTCTTATACTTCATTTTCTCATCTTCATAAAAAGAGCGAGCTACAAAATAATTAAGGTCACCGGTATCATCATAAGAAGGTATGATAACCCTTCCACCATAAAGTCCATCTTCACAATATCCGATATTATGTTTTACTATATCAGCATGTGTAATACCTCTTTTATTTAAGTAATGTATTGCCTGATTATAGGATGGATTAATACCTTTTGGTTTGAAATATAATTGTTTGAATTCTTTTGGTAATTGTAATTTTGCTACATATTCTTCTTTTGAATCATATTCTGGTTCATCACCATATACATCTTTTACAACACCAATATCCCTAATATCTACGTTAAGTTTACGAAGAAGGGATGTTATACTCCTACCTTTAGAATCACATACCCAACAATGCCATCTTTGAGTATCTAAATTGATTTGTAATTTCTTTTTATGGTGATTACAAAAAGGACAATGGTGTGCCTGCTCATTTCCCTTTAAGGATGAACCAACTCCCAATGCAGAGTCTAATATATTGATTATTTTTAATTTGTTCTTACCCGATAACATAATTTTGGTTATATCCACAAAAACTATGTAAATATACAACATTTTTCGGATATATCCAAATTTAATTAACCTCCGTGAGAATTTTTGATATCAATAAGAAAATCGGCTAAAAATTGAAGTTTATTAGCTACTTCTTCTCTAGGTTTATTTTGAAGGACCATATTTTTAAGGTCTAATAGTGATGCAGCCGCTACCGAATGTGCATCATCTTTTGAATTTAAATAAGAATCGGAGATTCCGTATTTGTTACAAATGTCTGAAATTGTCATAACTATTGATTTATTATATCCCTACGGAAGAACTTTCCCATAAGGTTTTCGTTTATTGCTTGTTCGTTGGCAAGTACATCGTAATGAAACTGCCATTTAATTTCGTAATATGATAATGATTTCTTGGAGAAACAAAATTGAATAATCTCTCTTTCAAAATCACCAGCGTTTCCAGCTTTAACTTCCGATTTAATCCATTCGTTTGATGAATAGTATTTTTCCCAATCAGATGCTTTCTTTACAACCCTTCTACGAGTCTTTCCTTTTAACGGCTTTAATCTTCTGGTTTGAGACAGAGATTTTTTACCTATATAGAATCTACCGGTTGGGGTATGTATCATTTTATAGACAAACCCAACCGCACCTTCAGGTGTGGTTTCTTCTGTAACAATATTTCCATTAAATTTCCAAGACATTTTGAATTATTGCTTTTTCACCTTTTTAGAATACTCACTGTCACCGGGACCGTATCCAGGTATCTTTACCCCAGGTGATGGTTTTGGGTCACTACCTAGTTCACCTTTTCTACCAGATTTTAATTTAGCATCGGTTAATACCGCAGGGTCAGGATTTCCAAATGTAGGGGTAGGGTTACCTCCAGGAATAGTTCCAGTTGAATATGGAGTTTGGTCTTTTGAACTACGAGATTTCGCTTTTGTCCAATCATTTTGTAATCCACCACCGTTGAAGCTGTTATATAAGTCTACTAATTTTGACATTTTTGTGTTATTTACATATAAATATAAAAGAAAACCGATTTAAGTATCAAATCTTACTATAAAGTTTAATGGATAGTCTGGTAACGATTTTATTGGTTTAGGTAACTTCGCTACTGCTATCATATTTAATTCATCATCATATAACGCAATTGTTGTAATGTATGGTGCTAAATATGAACCAGTTGGGTCTACCGAACCACTATATATATAGTCATCAAAACTTCCAAATACATTTGGGTTTAACGAAGATGTAAAAGGATATTTTTTACCTCTAACCCATTTAACACCAGGTTCATAAAAAGAAGATGTAACTAAATCATTGGTTAAAGTATTTCCAGGTCTATTAATTATTGTTTGAATTTTTTTACCACCATCTTCATAAACTGCAGAAGGATTTTGTGAATAATTAAATTCATTTTCTAATACTGATAAAAATATTTCATTTTCAAATATCGTCTTTGTAGAACGAAAATCTAATCTAAAAGATGATGTAAACGATGAACCAGTTACAATACCATCGGTCATTACCACCAATCCTCTATCATAAAATATATTACCTTTTATATTACTAGCAGAATCAATTAAATTAGAGTGACCATCATCAGTATATACTTTAGTTGAACCAAGTAAATCATCCGTTAATACTACCGAACCAACTTTAATACCTTCTCCATAATATTCTTGAGGAACACAAATAACCGCAATTTCATTTCCAATTACTCTTTCATCTTTAGAAGCGTATGAATGTCTTAATCCAACTTCATATAATATAGAAGCAGTATCTGCGTTTCTATAAAATTGTGATTTTATTGAATAATACAAACTTCTTTTTGATATCTCTCCGTTTGTTTTAGGGTCAGTTTCAATATCATATTCACCACCACTACCAGTTGATGCAAAATAAACCGGAACATCATTCTCGTCTAAACTCCATTCTTTGTAAACCTTCATTGGTCTTACAATAATGTCCGATTTAGGAATTTCTTTTATCATTTATACTAGATTTATTATAAATATTCTTATAATAAAAAACCCCCTTTCGGGGGTTTTCATATATCATTTATTATGTTAGAATGATAATTTAACTTTAATCAATACTTCTTTATCAAATGATTTTACAATTGGTTGAGAAGTTTTAGCTACTGCAATCATCTCATTTGAATCATTGTACAAACCGATAGTTGTAATATAAGTTTGTGGGTCAGTTTCAAAAGTGCTTTCAGTAAAAAATCCGTTTGTATCTACATATGTAGGATTATTAGAGTAGTTAAATTCTCTATTTGTTGCTCTTACAAAGAAATGTTGTGTTGATACGTTTTCAGTTCTTCTAGCATCAAAATCTGCTCCTTTTTTCATTGAGTAATACAATCTTTGATGATTACGTTGTTCAGAAGCTGTTACGTGAGAACCACTCATTCCACCAACTAATACACCATTTTCAGTATGGATATCTCCTAATTTAGTTTGAAGTGCAGTTGGGTTAAATACCATAATACCTCTATCAGGATAGAATAAACCAAATCCTTTACCATTTGCATCGTATTGATTTGTAATAGTTGCTTCTAATTGAGTACCAACGTTAAGAACTCCTTCTACAATATTGAAAACTCTTCCAGCTTTTCCGAAGTTATCACCAAACTTCTTACCACTATCATCAATAAACGTAAAGTTACCAAGAGAACCAGAAAGGTTTAATTCCCAGTTTCCAGCATCCATAGATTCTCTAAATCTACTTCTAGCTACGTTTACTACATATATGCTATTTGAATCATCTTCAGTTCCTGATGAATTAGGGAATGAAAATTTAGCATCAGTTGGGTCTAATAAAATTGATTTGTATTGTGCGTAAGTTGCTTTAGTTGCCAATGTTGAAGTATTATCAACATCTAATGTAGCAGAACCACTCGCATCTACGTGTCCATACGCTATCGCAAATTCAACTTCTGCTGAAGAACTAATTTGTGGATTGTATGAATATACGTTGTAGTAATATTTGCCGCTTGTAGCAGCTGCTTGTGTAGATGATGTATAGAAATTATTTATTTGTCCTTCATCACTTGTCCATAAACCAGTTGTTACTACTTCAACTTTTGCGTTTACTTTATCAAATTCTCCAAATCTTTTGTAAATACCAGTTGTAACACCAGCACCTACAGCAATTTGTTGGCCAGCAGGTAACGCGGTGTTTAACAACGCTACAATCTGGTCAGTATCAATAATTCCCGTATTAGCAAGTGTGGCTAACTGGGCGGTTACATTAGGGTCATTTATTTGTGCCATGTTTATTTATCTTTTATGCTTTGTAAGTTATAGTCACAGGTATAGTTTGTGAGCCTCCAGTTTCGTTACCATACACAGTTAATGTTGTTGAAATATCAATTGTCAAGTTTGGATTAGGAGTAAATGTAAACTTCTTACCACTTACAACTTGAGCAGTTGTTGTTATTTCTTCACCCAAGAATACTGGTACAGTTCCACTTGTTGTTGCCGCTTCAGTTACCGTAATAGTACCAGCTCTTTGGTCTGCTAATACAACGGTGTAACCTGCATTTGAATTTCCTGCAGGAGATGTTTGTGGAGTTAATCCAGTACCACCTTCATTTTGATTTGAAGCGATTGATGTAATACCACCAAATTTAACGGTTGGTATTTGTGTTGTTCCTTTTGGTAAAGTAACTAATTTATATCTTAGCACTTGCGTTTCATCAGGAGATGCTTCAGTAATAGGAATAGCTCTAATTGCTGAATCATAGTAAGATGAACCTCTTGGGTGTGCTGGTTCATATAATGTGTAATCAATCTCGTCATCACCTAAAGCGAACTTTGTGATGTTTAAAGATTGTCCAGATGCTAATTTTTGTCTTCCTTTTTTGGTAAGAATCGCATCTACGGTAATTTCGGTATTATCTAAATATGCCATTTGATATTGTTTTTATGCTTTTATTTCTAAAATAAATATAACCATTTAGTATTTTCATTCTTAATCTACAATAAGTATCGGTTCACCACTACCTCTACCGGTATTTGCAACTTTAAGAACATTTGGATTAGTTGTAAATATTTCTAATGGAGATAATCCATCTGGTGTAGTTGATGCGTTTTGTTGAGAACCTTTCCAAAATGAACGTTTCATACCCTCACTAAGTCCATTAACATATCGGTAATGTGTTGGTAGATATCCATTTACAGCCGTCACTTCGGTTACACTTCCACCCACATTCACACTTCCGCTAAAAGGTAATACTGTAACTTTGTACTTGCTATTTGTAACCAATACATTTTCATACTTAACTCTTTGTCCTGGTATGTTTGTTGCCGGCCATCCTTCAGTTTGTGTTGATACTTTTGTATCATATTGTTCTTTTACCAAGAATACACTCTTTCTATCACCACCTTTTACCGATGAGGTAATATGTGTAGTAACATAATTTCCAAATACACCATCAAATCCAGGTATAATTGCGTTACCATTTCTAGCATACAATCCAAATCCAACATTTGCCAACGAATCTCTTTCCATTCCAATTGCTTCGAATTTAAACGAATCAACCTCACCAGTCAATGTTGAACCAGTAGGTATTTGTAATGAAAATTCATACATAGGTACACTACCACTAATCACTGCATCCTGTAAGTATTCAATTGATGTATCGTAGTATGCCGGATTTGCGTTTAAATCGTAAACAGTAACAGCATCCAATGTACCATCATAATCAGGTCTTTCCACCGAAAGTACCGTATTACTAATTGCGTTAAGTTCAGTTTCTTTTGGTATAAAATCACTTTCTAATGCAATATCATCATTTGTAGAAATAGATGTATCATATGAATTTTTCTCTGCAATTGTTTCTTTCCATCTTGTTTTACTTCTTTCTAATAAGTGAGGTTCAATCAACAATCCTTTTGAAACCTTTGCTCTAGCAGGTGCTAGTTCAGCAAGAACATCAAATAATGATTTATCTATATATCTTACAAGTTGAATGTACTCATTTATATTTTGATTCATTCTTTCAAAATAGTACTCTCTCAACGTTTCTAATTCACTATATGTATCCTTATACTCATCACGTGGGTCTCCTATGTAATTATCAATATTAAAATCACCAAACGTTTTTAAGATATCCATATTCAACTCCTTAATTGGAGAGAAGAATAATCCTAAACGATTTGAATCTATTGGAGATTGGTCAAATGCTTTTTTAGTTGCTCTTGTTTTGTATGATAAATCGGTAACTAATGAAGCAGATTCAAATCTTATTTTGTTTGAATAACCAAAACCTAAAGACGGTACTTCTGCCGTTACGGTTCTATCATACGGAGTATATTGATATGGATAAACGGTAGCAGTGTACATCTGACTTGCAGTAGCGTAAGAATTAGCTCCATCATAACTTTGATTGATTGCCACATTCTTAATATACGGGTCTGCATTTCTATCCTTTGGATACTCAAAATCAAGTCTAAATAATAAATCTTCAGTAGATGCGGTATATGAATTACCATTTGTTGCATCAGGGAATAAAACGTGATTATTAAACTTACTTCTTTGTAATGGAACTTTCCACAAACGAACTTCATCTACGTTTCCTGTAAATGTGTTACTACCAATTTGTAAATGTGAACCACTACTCCATTGTGTATCCGGTGCAAAAATAGACATACTAACCGATGTAATAATTCTGTCACCATTAGATGTTCCTAACCACACTTCATACCAAGAACCAGTCCCTACACTATTGTATCTATTGATTGCTACATTTGAATAATATTCAGTTGATATAGGAAAATCTAAACTACCAGTTTTATAATCAGGACCAAATACATATTCAACCGATGCGTCAAAATAAGGATAATACACCCCACTAGTCTCCATATATGTAGTTAGCGCTTGGTCTCCACCAAAGTTCAATTCTAATTTACCAAATGAACCAGTTGTTTGTACTAAATCTAAAGTCCATTCACTTCCACTAATTAAAGTTGATACTGTGTTTGGTAAAGAATCTGGTTTAAATCTAAATTCTACACAATTTGGATAATCTAAACTTCCAGTAAAGAATTTCCAAGGAACTTTTACAGATGCACTTCCACTCAAATAAATTGCAGCAGTTCTATCATCAAATGTAAATTTAGTACTACCACCTTTTGATGGGTCTTGCGGTCCACCAAATTCCATTATAGTCAACATAGATTGCGGTACACCATAACAAGCCATTACAGCTTTCATAGCTCTACCAGTTCCTTTATGTTTTAAAATATATGGAAGGTTATTTAATATTCTTCTCCAAATTTCTTCATTAGCAGATTCAAGAGATTTAGAATATTTTGGTGTACCATCCTTATATGTACCAAATGCGTATTCCCATAAAAAGTTAGAATTAAACGCCTTTTTAACATCCCATCCATGTGATTCAAGTACAAACTGAACCACATCATTTGATATTCCTTTATACTCCGAAGCTTCAACTGATTTTGTTTTTGCTAAAGAACTTATGTATGACCAAAGTATATCAAAGTGTTGGCCAATCATATTCAAAAATGTAATGAAATCCTCGTTAGTAGTATCTTCTATTAAAAATTCTGGTATATTTGCTGCAAGACGGTTTGGATTGTATTTATCGTAATATTCCGCCTGTGATATCAATTCATCGTACCACATAGTAACCAATGAAGATGTGGTATTAACTAATATAGATGATGAGCTATTTGTTTTAGGATATGCTAAATTATTTGAATTAGTATTTGTAGTATAATACAAATATTTTTCAAACCCATCCATCGCGTTAATAAGTTGATTAGACTTACTAATTGATACGTTTGCCTCATTTACTTCATATGGAGAAGCAGAAGAAGTTGATGTATTGGTAAAATATATATTTTTATAATACTCTATTAATCTAACCTTATATACAAAGTTATCTACTCTTTCTTTTGCAGAACTAAAATTAATAAAATTCTTAAATGCATATTCAGAACCACTTACATACTCAATATTTAATTTTTGAGTATCAATACCAACACTGGATGCATATCTATTAATAACATCCACCGAAGCTACCGAACCACTACCAACTAAATCATCATAAATTTGAAACTCTATACCATTATCAGGATTTAATGAAAAGTTTGGTCCTTTTAAAGTATTACAAGCGGTTTCAGTTTCACCTCTTAAACTTATTGTTTCAATTATTGGAGTTGATTGTACTTTGGAAATCCATACCAATTGATTAGGTTGTACCGTAACTGGTAATGGTTCGTATAATTTTAATATAAGTGAATCAAAACTACCAGTCCATGTAGTAACAACTTTACTTTCACCATCTCCTAAATGTAATAAATGGTTTAAGTATTTAGAAGATTCATCTCCAAAAATAGATTCATCAAATTGTGAAGTAAATGCCGATGCAATTCTATTAATTGCAAGTTCTTTTGGTATTGTTAAATCACCAGCTCTAAATGTAACCGTTATTAATTCTTCTTTACCAACAATTTCTTTATTACCACTATTGTTGTATGGAACTAATTTTAAATTTAGTTTAATAACATCATTCGGGCCGGTATAAGAACTAAATTGTAATAATTTTTGTACATTTAATGTAATTCTCGCATTTGGTCCTTCTTGATAAAACCCAGTTGAATTATTTACAAATATTTTTACAAAATCGGTATCTCTTGATTTATATGATATTTCAAAATCAACATCAGTACCAACATAATCTCCGCCTATTAATTCTTTTGGATATGTAATTGATTCTATATCGGGAATACCAACAAAAAATTCGTCAACAACTGAAAGTTTAAATTCAATCGGTGGTAGTTCAATACCTGCATTTTTACCAACTAAATAGATTTTATAATTACCTAAAGAATCAAATGCAGTTTTAGGAATACTAATTACAGTTGGAGGTCTTTCGGTTACATTTGCAACTACTCCATCGGCTGTAGCGTTTGTATTTTGAGGTATATCAAAATTAAAAGTTTTATCTTTTACATATGCTACAATCTGATTAACATTATCGGTAACCAATAAAATAGGATAATCTTCCTGTGAATTTCTATTGTATTTTCTATTTTCATCAGGAGTTAATAATCTTATTACAGGGTTTGAGGCCTGTTGTACGATAGTAATATTTTCACTTTCAATATCAATTACAGTATTATTATCTACTGTATATTCTGAAAATAAAGTATCGGTATTTAATGCTTCTAATACTCTAGGTTTTAACCCTTGAGAAGTTGCAGTTATTTTTGATATTTTATAAAGATTATTATTTACAGAAACAATTTGTAATTTCGTACCAGTTTCTACTATAAACGTAGTTACTTCGTTTGTAAGTTTAATATTTTCAGAAGTATTTACGTTTGTTAAATTTACGGAATTGTTTGGTCCTTTTAAATTTATCGTCACGTTATAGGTAGAAACCTCTGGAACTATAATTTTAGCATTATCTTTTGGATTTTGCTTTTTAAGTTCAAATGATAATTCTTTTATATCATTTGGTGAATCCGATGCATCGGTTGATACAACTTCACCATTTATAACTCTCTCAATTCTAAAAACATATGGAGTTGATTTTGTAAATATTTTTTGTTCAGGTTGTAATCCCAAAACTCCATCATAATTTGTAATAGTATTTCTATAATTACTAAATCCGTCATCAATAAAATTAGGATTTTGAACTATTGATATATTATATTGCTCGTTTGATTCATATCCTTCTTTGGTTAATGAAATAGTTTTTGTTCCAACGCCAATTATATCTGATATTGAAAATACAAATTTAGTAGGTGTTGTTCTATATGAAGGCTGTCCATCTATGTTTACAAGACACTTATCTGCATTTGCATTAATATTAATAGCTAAAAATCCATCCTGATTAATTGTACCTGCATAATCATAATCCTTTTTTATAGGTATGATTACATTTTCACTTTTAATAATACCAATATCACCACCAGGCAAAATAACACCATCAACAGGACTTACATTTTCAATATTAGAAAGTAAATTCTGTCTTAATGAATCCTGACTATTTTTGTTTAATTCAGAATCAAATGGTTGGTCTTGTGTAAATCTAGGCATCTTTTATAATTATAGCTCTGATAAATTATTCGGTGTATTATTTGTAACCATTGTTGCTGCATCCGATGCATTTCCGGTGCCCATATTTCCTAAAACTACACCTCTTCCTTTAATTCCAAACATACCTCTAGCTCTCGAAGGTGTATTAACACTACCATCACCACTACCCAATAGCTTTTTAGTTAAACTTTCAGCGGGTGTAGATGGAGTATCCGTATTTTTTCTTCTTTTAAATAACTTACCAGCGTTTTGTATTTTTTCACCTTTTTTTATTCTAAGCTTTGCAAATAAACCTCCCGGCTTACCCACTTCAAATGCCGTTTCAGTTTCTAAAACAGATGGACTAGTTAATGGTAAATTCATATCGACATCTGGTAAAATAACTTGCGTTGGAGCTAATACTTCTTTTGCTTTTACTTCTGCTGTAATTGCATTTTGTAAAACCGAAGGTATTTTTGTTTTAATAATAGTTGCCTCTTTTATTAATGGCGGATTTGTCATAATATCTAAATCCGATGTTTTTGTTTCTAAAATACGCTCCGGAGCATCATAACTTTCAAATGTATCATTAGATTTTGAACCAAATTTTACAACAGGATTCAATAAAAATTTATTTATAACCTGTATTAATATTTTTTCACATTTTTCTTTAACGTATTCTTTTGATAACTGAATAGATTCTGGAGTATTTTTCTTCTTTCCATAATTCAAATCATTTATATCTGAGATTCTATTTGTAAATTCATATATCGTTGCTTCAACAAATTTATTATACATAGTTGTTGCAAATGAATCAAATTGTTTAATTTGGTATTCACTTAATAATAAATTAAACCACTTTTCAGAAAAATTTGTTTTCAAATAAGATGCTATATAATTTGGACTAATTTTTTCAACAAATGAAATTGCATATCTAACAACATCTTCTCTGAATGAACCATCATTTATAAAAATACCATAACGTAATTTTAATTCAGGATTTAATTTACTACCTTCACTATGTGGGAACAATCTTATTTCAGTTCTAGATGGTGATATTTCTGAAATCCATAATTTATCAAACATACCCTCACTACCTACTCTTTTATTCAATAATGTGATTTGAATTTTAAAAATACCATTGTTATATCCAGCCTCATTTATAAGTCTTTCCGCATCAATAAAATATTCAGTTGGAAATTGATATTTTTGAAAAATAGTTCCCTCTGCTACTAAAAAGTAATCTCTTATATTTTCGGAAGTTAATGGCAAATATCTTACCAATCCATAGTTTTGTTGTGGTAGTTGATTATCGTTTGCATCGTATAAAACAAATTCAACACAATCGGTTTTACTAAATCCAAAAAACGATTGTATATTACCCGATTCAAATAACATTCTATCATCGGTGTTTATACGATACCCCTTACTATCAATAATATCCTTAAATGATTTTATTGCCATTATCCTTCAAATTTATTTCCTCTTTGTTTTTGCAAACCAACCGTCAACGTTACCGTTGATGAAGTTGTTTTTGCTATAAATGAACCCTTATATAATTTATCTCTACTTGCTCCTATCGCCTTTGCAGGTACTTTATCCCTCACTGCTCCTTTATTTGGAGCAAGTATTATTACTTTTTTCGCTTTTGGTTCTAATGTAATAGAATCCACTTTTTCTAAAGTATCTCCAGTTTCTCCAGTTGATTCAAACGAAATATTTACACTCTCTGCAGAGAAGTTATATACTTCCACATCTGGACCATTTATCCAAGTAACTTCACCCTTTGCATTTGCTCTTGAATTAAATAATATATCTTCTCCACCTTCTTGTCCTTTTTTAAGAACTTTTAAAGATATATCCATACCAACTTTTGAACCTTCTGCCAATTTAGCATCTTTACCTTCCAATTGTTCTTTATATGCTCTATTTTGTTCTTCCAACGAAGCAACTCTTGCCGTCAATGAAACTCTCTGAATCGCTTCCGATGTTGCTTTTTGAATAGCATTTTGTAAATCAACTATACTAGATTGGACTTTTGTTCCATATTGAAATGATTCATTCTGTGCAGTTGATGATGCTATCGTTTCCCTATCCACGTCTATTCGTAAGCTTTCAGTTACAATTTCCAATTCAATAACCTTTGCTCTTAAATCATCTATTTCTTTATTTAACTGAGTTACTTCTGCAGTTAAATCGATTACGGATTGCGTTACCGGATTATAAACTCTTCTAGGTACTGTATCTTCAACCGGTGGTGGTTCCTGTGGAATTAATTCAATAATCGTTGTATCAATTGCTCTTAATAACTCATCCTCATCATATTTTGGTTTAGTTAATTTTCCAGAAATTACACCACGATCCGTATCTTTAGTTTCAAAGATATAAACACCTGTATCAGTTTTTGGTTTTAACGCCAAAGAACCACTTACAAGTATTCTACCAACATTGATTTCATTTTTTAATCCAGTATTTTTCATACTAACTATTTTCTAAACTAAAGGTTATATTTTCATCAAAATATTGAATATCTCCACCAATTTCAACTTTAAATTCTAATTTGTAAATTCTGTTTGGTTGCCAATTTGAAAAATCAACTTTAATATAGTTTCCAGTTTCATCACAACTAATTTTTGAGAAATCACCGAATGGAATTATTACATCATCCGATGCTGCATCTTTTATTTGATAATATGATGATGTTGGTAAATATTCAGCCGTATTGTAAGCAAACGAATTAGTAAATGTTTTTAATGGATACAAATCTCTAGCAAATATTCTTATTTTTGCAGTTGAATTAACTTTGTATTTGTTTTTAAAATTAAAAACATTAACTTTTATATCATTCGCCGTCAATGGATTTAATTGACCTGTTACATATGATTGGTCATCCCATCCTATTCTTACTTTTGGTTGATGTATCGTATTAGTTTCTTTACTAAAGAATTTAAGTATTCCATAATCTTCAGTATCATCTTCAACCGAATTATTGTATTTAACTATAAATCCATTATTTTGTACAGAACCACTTAACCAGCTTTTTAATGATTCTTTAACATCCATATTAATATCAGCGGTCTGATAATTAAACGATTGACTAGCTGCATTTGCAGTGTACCAAACACCACCTCTACCTTCATATGAACCGGTAGTACCTGCTGAAAATTGTCCAGATGGTAACCACTCTAAATTAGAATCTCCCTCTCTATAATCCCAAGTTACACCTTGCGTAGATACTTCATCAAAACGAGTTCCCTTTCCCATTTGCCAACTACCAGATACCATATATGCGTAAACCGTATATTCCAAAGGAATTTCTTCGCTTTCAGTTTGTCTTAAAACAAGTGTAGCGTTTTGTAATTTCATACTACCATTTGATAATGATGATGAAAGATGTGAAATATCAAATCTTATTAATATTCTGGATAAATCTTTTATATTTCCATAATATACTTTACTTATTTCCAATATTTCATCCAATCCAGTATTTTGAAATGGTTGTTGAATATACACCGATGCATCTTTTGATGCTGTTAAAAAATAGTATGCCATTATCTTACTCTACCTTTTATATCTTTATCAGGAAACTTAACTTCAAAAATTGATGGGTCTAAAGATGGATATACAATCTTATCTTTGGTAGCCGCATCAATATTATAAGAATTTGGTGAATAATTACCACCACACTTATTTGTTATTTTTAACATTGGAACAGATTGAACTCCTTCTATGTTTGCAAGAAGTAATTCAATTTCACTTAAATTTATAGTTTGGTTAAATTGCCAATTATCAACTATAAAATAGTCCTTTAATTCATTTACACACTCTACCAATACTTCCGCTTTATTATAGTTTGGATAACAAATAATTTCAAAATCAACACCTATATTTATCACAAATCCATCCAACATATTGACACCATCGGTTAATATTTTGTATTCGTTTAAATATGTTTTTAAATTTTCTTTTAATGCTCTATTAATATTTGTTAAATTGCCATTTCCATCATATGATAGCAAATAAAGATTTATTGCAAACGGGTTATTTTTTTCGTTTTCATTTGATGTTTTTCCTACTAAAAATTTGGTAATATCTTCTTTTACAGATGCTTCACTTGGTTCTTCGCTATCAGGTTTATTTACAAAATTCATTACTAGATTAGTAAATTCTTGTAAATTATTTGGAGATGCCAATATTGATGCTGGTGAATTGTTATCCAATGTACCATCGGCTGTTGCGTATGCTTTTGCAATTGCACCAAATTTAGATGGCATTGATAACACTCTAATTTGATAATCTTTTGCGGTTACTGCTCTATTTTGTGATGAAAAATGTGCTAATGCATTTTGTTTCATTTCAAGCAAAGTTTCACCACTTCTTCCACCAGATGCTGCAATTTCATTATCAACCGCAATTGTATTTTTCATCTTTAAATAAAGAGGTAATTCTTGCGCGGTAAAATCATTCAAATCTTCGTCATATTCTATAACCTTAATTTTATTTATAGTATTACTTGCAACATTTGATGAAACTCCACCTCCAGTTAAATACTTAATAGTTAAAGTTGTATTTGCTGGCGATGTTCCATATGTTTTTGTTTTTAAAAAGTTTGTTGGGTCAAATGATTCTTCCAATCTATTGATAGAATTTGGTAATCCCAATCCAACATTTTTAAGATTTGGAATTAATAATTCATCCGATGCCGTTGGGTCTCCTGCTCCAAATTGTAAAGTAGTTGTACTATCACCGTTAATTACAGTTGTAAATCTTTTAGGCGTTTTTATTGTTTTTAAAATATATGGAACCGTTGTTTTAAATTGATATAAATCTGGATCATTTGTAGCAGTATTTGGTTGTTCAATAAACACCATCTCCTGTGCAAGATACGGTACCTCATAATACTTATTTCCATCAGCATCTCTTACATCAATAATTTGAATTATATCATTTTCCGGTAAAAGAACGCTTTGATACGGAGAATAACTACCAAATATTTCTTGTTTGACTCTTACATTACCAGAAATTACATCAGCATATTTTTTAATTAAATATAAAGATGGTTCACCCGTTAATGTATCTCTTTGATATACGGTAATTTCTCTATCGTTTTCATCGTTAAAATCTATGTAATCTGTGGTGTAAAATTCAACATTGTTTTGTGATGATTCTAAAACCATACCACTTTTAATTCTTAAATAATATTTTGAATCCGGTTTATTAGAAATTCCACTACCAATAGACGGTACAAGTTGATATACTGATATCTTTGTTGTAGATGGTGATGTAACCAATGGTTTATATCCCAAGTATCTCGTTAAAGGTATTACGCTTTGTAAATCATCCGCATATACCATTAAAGATTGTTTGAACGTATCATCAATGTAATAAGATAACACATCTCCCACATAGGCAGCCATTTCTATAAAAAGAGTACCCGGAGATGCATCACTAAAGTCATTATAAGCTTTTGGAAAATATGTTTTTGCATACTCAACAAGATTTTCTTTAAATTGAGAAAAATCTTTATTGAGATATTTTATATCTTTTCCTCTATTTTTAAAATTTTTATTTATACTTCTCAACGCCATCTTAACTATTATTATTTATATTAAAATCAACATTAAATCCAGCATTAAGTCCTCTAGCATTAAAACTGATTTTAACGCCAACTTCATTTTTATCTTTCATTTCGTTGGATTGGTCTATTTGTATATCCGAAACCGTTAATTCTGGAATCCAATATCTAACTGCGGTTTCTATTGCATCGGATATTTTTTGATTTAGTTCATCATCGTTTGGTTCAAAAAGAACTTGATGTAACTTTGTACCAAAAAGAGGTTGGTTTAATCGTTCACCCTGTCTAGTTCTTAATAAAAAAGTTACATTTGCTTTTAATTGTGCAATTGAGTCATAATTTTGAAAAAACGTATTAGTTCCCATTTGCATAGGAATATCCAATCCCAAAGCATAATCACTAAGTTCTCGCAAAGATGGATTTGATGCTACAAAATATTGACCTACTATTACTGCCATTATTTCTTAAATCTTTTAACAAGCTCAGAATAATCTCTATTAAAAGCTTTATCCAATTCAGCTACACCAGTTTGTACACCTAATCCACTTTTTTGTGCACCACCGGCAAAATCTCCATAACCCATTTTTTCAGCCATTGCAGTTCTACCTACAATTGAACCCATATCTGATTGCCCAAAGCTCATAGTTCTAAAACCACCATCACCATTTGCAGCGGCAGTTCTAGTTTCATTGAGAATTTGATTAATCATTGGATTTTTGCTAAATTCTTTTTCTTTTGTTTCAACTATTTTTGGTTTTTCTTCACCTAAAATAGCTTTAGCCATACTTAATCCAGTATTTTTTGGTTGTTTTTGTTCAGCCAATACTTTCTTCATTTCAGACTTCACTACTTCCTTAATAAGAGTAGGAAGTTGTTGTTTAAGTTCCTCTTTAACTAAGATTTGAATGGCTTGTAATAATTTATCAGTATTCATACATTCTTATTTGTTATGTAAATAAATATCTAATAAAGATTTTTTTAAGGTTTGATAATTATTACCTATAAATTTATTTTGAAAATATAGTACCACCGATGACTTTAGAAGATGGTTTTGCTCTTAAATCTAAGAGATACTGATAAACTCTATTCGGTATTCGTATAAAGTTACCATCCGCATCTCTAGTGGGTACACCCCCACTACATCTTACATATGCACAATCGTTATTTGAGGTAAAGTTTATATAATCTTTATCTACGCCCGGTAAAATTTCTTTTATAGAACCGAATATTGATTGTTCTCTTGCCGGAGTTGGACCTTTTAAATACCAAACTCTACTACTAGCGGGACCAGTAACAGGTTCAAACTGATTTGGTTTATTTATAGTCTGTGTAACCGTTCTTGCACCTAATACCCTTAATCTAGTTCTATTTAGTATTACCGCCGCTACCCAAGCTTGTTCCGTTTGATTAACCGTTGATTCGGCTGCCACTAATGAAATAAAATTACTCCATTCCTGGTCATCGACAAATGACTGTCCCATATATGCTTCGGCAACTGCTCTTGCTTCATCTATTTTTGCGGTAAAGTTTGTTTGTAATGTACCACCAAAATTTTGAACCGTAGTGCCATCGGCCCTTACTAGATTTGGATATACAATATTTTGAGTTTGTACTCTTCCTAAATCTTCATCCTCAATAAATAAAATTCTTGTTGATTTGGGTTTTCCAGCCTGATAATTACTATTGACAATTCGTTCTCCAAGCTGACCCAATTCTATAACTTCTGGATCGGTTGGCATTATTTTATATCCCGTCCATGCAACTTGAGAAGGTCCCGGTGTACCGGCTGGTAAATATGTAGCAGTAGTAACTATTGTACCTTTTACGGTTAATAAATGCTGGCTGGCCATTCTGATAAATTCATCTATCAGTATCCCACAATTCATATTTGGATTTACGGCTGCCATTTAGTATTTGTTTATGTGTTCAGATAAAATTTTTGATTGATTACCCACAGGATGAAATCCATCTTTTATAGCACCCACCGATATTTTAGGAACGATTGTTGCACCTGTTATTGTTCCTGCCATTATTCTTTGATATTTTTGATATTCTTGTAAATACGGAATGTATCCTTCTTTAGTTGTTACATATCTGGTTAATGGCATATTTTCAATTAACATATCTGTTTCAGAATCATACCCTGTAATCACAATTGCCTGTGCTCCAGTTTTAGTTACGGCATCTACCATCGATTGTAATGCAGTTAATACAGTTTCTGCTTTTTTAGCTGAAAATATATCATTTGTGCCACCGTATATATAAACTTTATCGTATTTAGTTGTTGCCAGTTTCTTTTCTAATTCTGGTTTCATCCATAGTGTCAATTGTTTACCGCCGATTGCAAGTATTTCAACATTTGCTCTACTATTAGTTTTTTTATAATATGATGACCAAGTATATCCAGCATCCACTGTTATAGAATCTCCTACCAATAAAATCTTTTTGGCATTTTCATTATTCTCTTTAGCGGGTTTATTTTCTGATGTTTCTTTTCTTTTATCGTCTTTTTTAGTTTCTTCTAAATCTCCTTGAACCGGCCAAGTTCCAGGGTTTGTAATAGAATTACTAACACTTGTCAAATTTGCAGCTACATTTGTGGCTAGTTGTGGCGCAGTTGGTAATGGTATTGGAAATGGTGCAAGTTGTGCGGTAGCCCAATATGCTTTAACCCCCCTTCCCATTTCACCAACTAAATCATAAGGAGTATTTTTGGATAATCCTTTTTGTAGAGCAGAAACAAATAGTGTCTGCATAGCCTCTACGTTACCTTTTGTAACTTTTATATTATCGGGTATCGTTCCACCTCTTTTTACCGCGGCATCATATTCTTCAGCAAATGCTTTAGCAACATACTCTATATCAGGTACTTGTTTAGCATTACAAATTCTATTTATTAAATTCTTTTTAAATAGTTGCCAACTCATATTACTTTGGTAAATTTGGTATTTGTGATTGAATTTTTCCAGCTATATTTGTTGCTTGAGATGATAAATTTCCTGCTAATCCTTGAGCCTGTGATACCAATCCCTGTGCCTTTGATGCCAATCCTTGAGCCTGTGAAGCTGCATCTTTTAGTTTATTAATTCCGCCAGCGGCTTTACCAATCATACCTTTTAATTTCTCTTTTTCCGCTTTTAATTCTTTTTTTGTTTTTGGTAAAGCTGGTTGTTTAAATTCTTTAAGTGGTTTAAATGGTGGTGGTTTTATACCTTTAAAATTTGGTATAGTTGGTTTTTTAATATTTTTAAGCTTATCCGCCAATTCTTTTGCCTTACCCAATTGGGCCTGTGCAGCGCCTATCGTATCACCTGCTAATCCAGATATATTACCAGGTACAACACTCGTAATAGTGTTTAAACCTATTCCTGTTGCATTTTGTAATTGTGAAGTTATACCACCAACAGCTCCTTCTAGTTTTGGTGCTATGTTTGAAGTTATACCACTTATAGTTGTAGTTCCTATATTACTCATACTAATAAATTATGAAGTTTGATTCTGATTACTTAGAATGTTATTTAATTTATCTTTAATTGCTCCAAATGCTTTTCTATTTTCAGAACCTATTGCAGAAGGGCCTGCTGGAGTTTTAAATTGCATATCACCTATGACATCAATTAATTCACCAAGAAGTGCAACTAATTGTTTTCCCTTTACCAACGGTTCTAAATCTTTACTGCCTAAAAATATCTTACCATTACCGGTAACCATTACAACATCTTTGTCATTTGTAACAATATTAATATTATCTTTTACACTTATATCAATTCCAAGTTTATTATCAATAGATAAGTTTCCATCGGAAATAAATCCATAATTCTTTTTTGAATAGAATATCATTTCACCATTTCTAGCAGAAAACATTAATCTACCGGAACTTAAAAGAATTTGGTCTCCGTTTAATTTTACGGGATAATCAACAAATGATTCTGGCTTTGTTTCAAAATCAGATTTTCCATTTTTATCCAATGTACCAGGAATAAATGGAAGTTCATAATCTTTGGATGATAATGAAATCGTGCTACCATCCATATTAACATCTTCTTCTATTGTAACATTTACATTTTTAGCCTGATTAAGTGGGCTCTCTCCATTTCTAATAATGATTGTTGGTGAAAATGATGGAGTAGAACCAGCTTTGTTATTATATGCCGAAAAACGTATTGATTGTCCAAATCTAGATTCAATTATAGAATCACCTTCATATAATTTTAATTTATGTATATTTGGTGTGAATTTAAAGTATTTTCCAAATTTATCATATTTTTTAAATTCACCAGTATTATCGTTATTGGTTATACCGGTTGTAGCTGTTTCTTTATACGATTGTAAATTTGGTGCACTTTGTGTTGAATTTTGTTTTGGATGTATCTTTAATGATATCTCGTTTATGGCCGCACTTGAATTAGGTGTTTCATTGGTTGGTTGCATTCTTTTATAAAAAATACCTAATCCCGTCTTTATAATATGCACTCTTTCATTGATGGTTGGTAAATCTTTTTTAGTAGCATCTACCGGTAATGCAATAGGTATATCATCTTTAGAAACACCAAATGCATCTAAAGTTCTATAAATAATAGCCCCTATAAAAGTTAATCTATATCCCGCATCATATTTTTTTAAATACTCATTATTTTCATCCGTTATAACATCAAAAACAACACCGATATCACTTTGAGAAGTTTCGGTAATATTTGTTGATAATACGTTTGATGTACTAATTCTATCGGTAGTAAGACCCATATTATTTCATTTTCTTTTTTAAATCTTCTAGTTCAAATTCTAAATCATCTACTCTTTCAACCTCTTGTTTAGTTTCTTCCAATTCTTTAAGTAATTGATTCTTTTCAAATTCGGTTAAGAAACCATCTTGTCCTTCGGTTTTCTTTTCCGCGGCTATAATTTTAGTTGCAATAGTTGCCAGTTTAACTAACTGGTCATCGTTCTTAACTGAACTATCTATCAATGATGATAGTATAGGACCAATGGATGCAACATCACCTGCGTGTTTTATCATCTTCTTTAATTCTTCTATTAAAGAACTTATTTTTTGCTTTTTGCTTAATTGGTTGTTATAAATGTCCTCAAATAGAGAACTTAGATTTTTTCCTTTAAATAACTCGAAATCTGTTGACATACTTTATTATTTTGTATGTCTATAAATATGTGTTATGAAAAAAGTGGGATTATGCTTCAATAATCTCAATACTAATTTTGGGTTGATACCCATCAGGTAGTTGTCTATTAATACCCTTAAATTCGTTTACTTTGTTCTTAAAGTATGTTATTTGTAATACCTTATCGGTTAGGTTCATTACAGTTTGTGATGAAGTAGACATTTCTTTGGTATCTCGTTTCATATTCAATTGAGGTCTTTTTGGGAAGAATTCTTTTCTCATAGCTTGTGCTACTTCTTTCCAATCTTCTACTTTATCAACTGATTTTTCAGCCGATAATTTTCTCATTTTTGAACTTAAATACTTCTCACCATTTGTATAACCCGCATCGGTGAACATATGTCCATGATTTGTACGAACAACAGGTGATTCGGAGTTTTGAAGTTTAACATCAGGCTTATGCTTTGATGTAGTTTCAATACTAACCATATGTTTTGGGGATGATACAAATGTATGTCCTTTTAAAGATAATCCACTCTTACCTTTATAAGTAAGTGTAGCTTTAACAGCATCTATCAATGTAGGCTGTTTGATGATGTTTCTCATCTTATCACCATCAGGTCCAGGTTTACCACCTTTCTTTACAATCTTATGCTCTGCTTCATCGTGTCCAACTAATAATGCCGAATTTACAACACCTATTCCTTTTTCGTTTAAACCTTCACTCCAGTCAGTTACTAAATCATGTAGATATGCAACTTCAACACCATCAATAATGGTGTGTACAATTTCTAAAGATGGATTATACGCTCTATCTCTATTTTTAGCTAGAATAAATTTATCTCCAACTTCTTTAGATACAATAATGCACTCTTTAAGCACTTTTTTGGTTCTTTATTACTTGTGATTGTTTAAAATTATTCATAGTTTGTTGAATAACTTTAATTTGATTTTTTTGTAACTTTACAGTATCAGAATTTGTATCCACTGCTTTAGCTATTTTATCCTTTAGATTTTGAATTCTCTTTTTGTAGTTTGATATTCTTTCGTTAGGAGTATTCTTATGACGTTCCGGTAATATATCTTTTAATTTAAGCATTTTAAAACGCTCCTTTTAAATTTGTATAATCGTGTAAACTATATTTATCACCCGCCACATCCATCAATCCATTTAAAATTTTATCTCTATATTTTGAAATTTCAGCCGGCATTGAACCTTCTACTTTATGTATTACTTCTATTGCTTCTAATTTCTTAATCGCTTTAGTATCTTTCAAAAATTTTGCCAATTCCATTACCGAAGCAGTATGGTCATTTCTATCCGTCAATTTAGCTATCTTTTTAGATAAAGCTAAAACTTCAGGATTTTCATGAGGATTTCCAACTTCACTTACAATTTGCTTTCCGGTTACAATACCCATTAATTTTATCATATTATCCTATATAGCAGTTTAATTCGTATTTAGATTTCATTCCATAAACCTGAATATGTAGTTGTTTTCTTTGTACCTTTCCACCTTTAGATAGTTCAATACTAAATTTATTAGTCTTTCCTTCCGATGGTTTACGAGGTCCCATTCCTATCTTTCTAAAAGCATCATCATCGTTAATTTCATATCCTTGTTTTTCCGCATACTCTCTGGCTGCATTTATTGCAGAAGTGTATGTGTTATGATATACATCAAACTTAGCTTCAGTTAGTAATGATTTTAATTTTATCATCTTATTTCTTTACTTTAATTTTCCAATATGTACCAAAACCAACATACGGTGAGAATGAACCATTAGTTCCATCGGTGGTTCTATTGTTTACACCTAAACCAAATTGATAAATTTTATCTTTTTTAGTTTTAAGAAGTAAACCAGCTCCTACTGAACTTACAAAGTCAGTTTTATTAAATCCACCATTTAAACCATAGTATAATTGTGTTTTAGCAGGTTCTTTAACAATAAGTTCTTCTTTGATGATTCTTTCTTTAACTTTAGCATCCCAAGTTCTTCCTAATATTCTATTCTTTGTGATGGTATCAGTTAATGCAATAGTCCCCAATCCACCATCTAAAGTTAATGTATCTTTGTAAACCACTTTTGCTAAATAATCTTTAAGTAATGCTGCGGTATCTACATTTACTAATTCTTTAAGAACTAATGTATCTACATCAATTACTTCATGTATAATATCTGCACCTTTTTTAGTTACTATTTTAGTTTTTTCAACTTCAATTGTATCAATTGTGTGCTTTAATACTTCATATTTTTTACCATCAATTCTGATAGTTCTTCCACCTGGCATAACTCCACCTGGATTAAACCATTGTAGAAGAATGTAGATGATTAATGCTGCTATAGCAATGTTTTTGAAATTAACAAATTTTTTCATAAGACGTGTTTTTATGTGTATAAATATTAGAAAGCTAATTTTGAACCGATTTGAAAGTTGTTTAACAATTTAAAATTAGGTTCAAATGTCATAGCTCCTCTATAAGAAGTTGATAATGCAAATCTTCTACTAATTTTATAATCGTATCCCAGTCCTAAAATTACACCAGGCGTTCTACTTACCGAACTATTTCCCGTCATTGTGTTCCAAGCTATTGGTGATTGCATTAAGAATACCTGTGGAGTTAGTGTAACCTTTCTATTATATTGGTAGGGTTTCATCCAAAATCCAACAGCAGATGCACTTAACGAAACATCATACCCGCCACCATTCATTTTTGGCATCATTAAGGTAATAACACCCACATTATATCCGAATGTTCCGTATTTAGGATGTGGTTTAATCCAGGTATACCCATTAAGGTTCATTAGAGTTCCTTTAAGGTAAGCAAATGTAGTTCCATATGAATGTATCGCATTTAATTTACCATCCTCAAAATCCATCTTAGTCACCCCAGCACTCAATGCAAATTGGTTTAGGGTACTCCATATAAGTGCGGTAGCTGAATATGATTTATCACCCATAAGAGATGATTTAGAAACCCCTACACTCATCATTACAGCATATCTACCTTCCATATCTTCCGTTCCTGCTAAATCACTAGCTAACATCATTGGATTAGCTACTGCTTTCTTCTTCTCTTCTTTCTTCTTTTCAGATTTTTTCTCCTCTTTCTTTTCTTCTTTGGATTCTTCCTTCTTCTCCTCTTTTTTCTCCTCTGATTTAGATTCTTCTTTCTTTTCTTCCGATTTACTTTCAGACTTTGATTCCTCTTTTGATTCTGACTTGCTTTCCGATTTACTCTCTGATTTTGTTTCAGATTTAGTCTCTGTTTTTGTTTCAGTCTTTGTTTCCGATGATGAAGATGAACTACCTGATGAAGAACTATTTCCAGAACTACTACTTCCAGATGATGCCGGTGGAGTAGAACTACTACTTGAAGAAGGTGGTGGTGCCGATGCCGTTGGTGGAGGTGTCGATGCAGCTGCTGCACTACTACTTGCCGCTGCACTTGCCGATGAACTTGCTGCAGATGATGCAGCCGAACTTGCAGCTTGTGAAGCAGCTTGAGATGCTGCTTGAGCTGCCGCTTGAGTTACCGCTTGTTGAACTACCACATTTGTTGGACACCCCATAGTTGAGTATGCCGTATAAGTTGCGGTTATCCAAACTTGAACCGCTCCAGCCATTACCTCCTGTGGAGAAAATACTCTTATCTGATTATAAAATGATACGGTTGCAAAACCATTTGTAATTGTGGTAGTTGCTATTTTAATTTCACCGGTACACTTATCCTTATAAGTTTGGGTATAAGTTTGCCCTATCGCTTCCGTAACGAATGAAGATATAACAATTAACAATAAAACAATTACCCATTTTTTCATTTAGAAATTCACACCCAATCCAAAAGTTTTGCTATTGATTACCGGGTCATAATCAAACTTTATTGTTAAATTTTTAAAATCATGTAACGCTCCTACTTTCATAGTAGTAAATCTATCTAAATATTTTGGGAATGTAATATATCCCAAATCATCTTTACCTCTCCATTTTACATCTTCCGAAACAGTACCAATCATAAAGTGAACACCGGTTCTCTTTATTCGTTTACCAGCTCCGATATAAAAACTATTTCGTTGAATCAAATCATTGACCATTGGAAAATCAACTTGAGTTATATTACCATATGGAAAGAATGTTGAATTATCTCTTTCAACACTTGAATTGTATTCCATTATAAGATATCCCTTATTACCAATCGTAAAGAAACCGCCCAATTGTTTATCGGTTGTTTTCTGAATACCAAAACTAATTACAGGCTTCTTACCTCTAATTGTATCTCTTTTACCATCACCATAAACATAAATTCTTGCAGGCTGACGATATCCCCAATCGTTCCAGTAGAATGATGGTTGCCAAAAATTCCATCCAAAACCAGGTGCTCCCCACATATTCCATCTATTCCAACCCCATCCCCAATCATTAAAGAATGGGTCTCTAACAATTATGTTTGAACCAGGTCTTGTTCTAGAAGGTCTATTAAACTCTCTCGACGATTCATCTCGCCATCTACTAACATCATTTCTTTGTGGAGTTGATGGTTGTATTGATGGTGTAGACCTTTGTTGAGGTTGTGATTGTTGTGGTGGATTACTTCTCCAATTACTAACTTGTGAAAAAGCTAGTGTTGGCACAAATGCCAATAAAAATAATAAGTTTTTCATAGGTATATTATTTAGTTACCTATAAATATAAAAAAAGGGAGTATTCACTCCCCTTAAAATAATTTTAGATTTTTGATAGTCCACAAAGTGTTAAAAATTCATCCACATCATGTATTACATCTTCTGCTTTGAATTTTCTTAACATTGCATCTGCTATTTCTTTTCTATTGTTCATATTATCTACCATACGAAGAATTTCAGCAACACCAGTTACCATATCTCTATCGTTTTCGTGTCCAGCTGCCACTTCTACTTCCTTTATAACACTTTCCTTACATACTTTCCAACCACCACCTTTTGATTTGTAGTTTTTTGCAGCCCATCCATTTGCATATGCAGATGGATATACATCAAATTTCTTTTTAGCGGCTGCTTTGGATGCTGACCATTTACCCGGATCAGTTGGACAATTCTTTTCTAAGAATAATTCCATTTTTTCTTCTATTGTCATAATTTCGTTTTTCTTTTTTCCAGCACAATGTGCTTTTTGTGAGAAACCTTTTGGATTACTACAATTTATTGAGTTTTTATATTTTTGAGACCACTTTTCTTCCAATCCCTCACTAGCTCCGGTCTTTACAAATGTAGGTTTCTGTCCTTTCTTTTGTTCACCACCTTTCTTACTATCCCCAGCATCCGATTGGGCAGCTCTCTTTCTTTTTACAAATGCAGCTCTACCATCAGGTCCTAACTTTGCTGCTTTCTCTTTTGATAAACAGGCCGCATATGCTGAACCTTCTTTACTATCTCCACACTTACCTACCTTCTCTCCTTTACTATTATATCTATCCCAACCCCCACCAGTAGTTGAACCAGTCTTACCTTTACCAAACCACTTACGAAGGTCTTCTCCAATTGGCGTATTATCATGTCCGCATTTGTGACAAGTATATGGAGTTTTACCACCATCGGATATATTCCAATGCCATTTACATTTATCGCAAGTAACTACATTAGCACTCACACCTTCATTTAATATATTAGTTAGTTTTATCACTCTCTAATTTTTTTAAAATTGCTAAATTAGCTTTTACTAATTCTAATTTTTTAATACCGCTTCTACGGCTTCTCATTGCTCTTGGTTTCTTTGCTTTGCTTCCCATAAACTATTTAGTGAATACACCTTTTTTAATTAATTTATCTAATATATTTGCACATGCAATATCTAATGCTTTTTTGGTTGAGATACTAATTGTAGATTGATTGAATTTAATCGGGTCTATTGTTGCATCTGAAACTAATGTTAATTGTCTATTTGTTTTAGCTTCACCCAAACCAGATGCTGCTATAATTGCTCCAGTCTCAGCATTTGTAAATCTAACCTGCAAACCCAAACGAGTTACTAAATTATCTTTGATACCATCCTTTAAGTTGATAGTTTCATCTTCTGATACCGAATAATCATATACTTCAATCTCTACAAAGTAATGTGCTAATTTAATATTTCCCCTACCTTGAATTTTGTTTTCAGAAATACCAGCATTTGATGCTTTAAATTGAGCAACCATTCTGTTCTTAATTTCCGTTTTATCTTCGGTGAATTCGAATCTATTAAGATTATCCAAATATTCTAATACGATATTTGCAACACCCAATCCAACTCTCTTTTCTTTTAGTTCAGGGTACATTTCGTACACTTCTTCACCAATACCACATTTAAGGATTTGAATATACTTCTTTGGTCCTTCGTAATCTAAATAAGCGGATATATCTTTTTTCTTTTCAAAGTCTGCTTTGAATTCTTCCGTTTTAGTACTTCCTATTGTTTGAGCATGTAGGACACCCACACCACTCGTAATTAACAATATACCTAATAATACGATTAATTTTTTCATACATAAATAATTTATTATAAATATAAAAAAAGGGAGAAACGATGTTCTCCCCTTAAATTATTTTACATTTGGGTCTTCTAGATTTTTAATATATTCATCAATTAATCTACTTACGGCTTCAGGTTTATCATCAGCCTTAAACTTAACCTTTATTTTAGCCATACCCGTTTCATGTGGATTAAATCCAGAATCAACCTCAATACCTTTGATATTATGTTCGTATCCTTTTTTCTTAAATAACCCTAATAGAGATTTTTTAAGACTAGATACTTCTTTATCTTCATCACCAAATATAAGTCTACAAGAGAACTCAATATCCAGTTCATCTAATCCAATAGATGAGTGGTCTGCTAAAATATAAAGAGGTACAACCAAATCCTTACCACCTATATTAAAAGTGTGAGTTTTGGGTGTACCA